ACGACGCATAACTGAGCGTGGTAACTACGGCAATCTTCCAACGCAAGTCCTAGAGATCTTTCTCTACGTGGCGTCGCACGATGGCTGCCATAAACCAGCAATGGAAGAGGACTTGGGCATGTCGTCTGCTTCAGGTAGTCGCAATAGTGATTACTTAACCAAGCATGGACGACCAAACACGGGAGGCTTTGATCTCATCACCAAGGAGGACGATCCAGACAATCGCCGCAGGATGATTCTGCGACTGACACCTAGTGGTGTTCGCCTTAAAAACGACCTACTCAAGGACATCTATGGAATTTCACCTGATTCCCAACTACAAGAAACCGACGAAGATCTCTAAGTTCTCTCAAGGGTTTCAACATACGCTCCAACTCACACCAACGTGGCGTGAGAGCGAGTTACCTAGTGGCAACCAAAACAACATCCGCAACTTCAACAAGTTGTACGACTTTTGGGGTGATCCTCCACTCAAGGAGATCGATCACGATTTCTTGCATGCCACATTGCAAGAGATGATCGAAGCAACAGGTAACAGCAATGCCACACTAAATCGTGCCGTCTCAACTGTTTTAAAGGTTCTGAACACATGTGCCCGTAGTGGATACATTCCCTACGTTCCTAAGATTGACAAACTCAAGGAACATGACCGGCGTCGTCCACCTCACTACAGCAAGGACCAAGTCGATCGGCTGGTTCAAATTGCAAGAGAGCGCGGTGACGATCCAATGGCCATGGCAATCGAGATCAGCGCCTATACGGGCCTGAGGCAAGCCGAAATTAGGCGGCTGCATGTTGATGACGTGGACTGGAAACGCAACCTGCTGCTGATCGGTGGAACACCTAAAACACTCACAAAAGCACGCAACTGCAGAGAGCTTCCAATCCATCCCAGACTGGTTCCTTTATTGAAGTCACGGACGGGCTTAGATCGTGGATACCACGACTTTGTGTTTGATGATTTTCCTAATCAATGGAACCTGCACAGGCGCTGGAAGCATGTGTTTCGTAATGCCTGCAGGGAGGACCGCACGCTCACAGAAGGCCAGTACTTCTGGAAAACGTTGCGTAACTCATTCATCACCTGGACCCTTGACGATGGGATGCCATCGATGAAGGTCATGGGCTGGGCAGGACACAGTTCGATCACTGTTACGGAGGGTTACTACTCCCAAAATTCAGAGCACGATCACGAGCTATTAGCGCGACTGTAGTTGCGTCTAGTGGAACCAAAAACGAAGGCTAACCTCGGCCTACATCTATTCAAAAACCCCTGTCAGCTAGGCTGAAAACCATTGGGGGCGTGGCGGAATTGGCAGACGCACGCGACTTAAAAACGGGTGAGCGGTGCCCTCCACTACTGAATAGATGGACATATATTCCGGCGCATACACTGCGGCACAGTGCTATTCACTTGTGCAGAGGTTAAAAACAGCAGTGTAGTGCGTCTAACCAATCGGTTAATTGCCTACTCCAGCAGAGATTGACGAGCAAATTGCTCTTGAAAGAGACCAGATCAGGATCGGCATTGAGAAGCTTCACAACAACACAAAAAACCTTGAGGAGAGGAGCTACGCAAGCGCCAGCGTCTATGGCGTAAGCAGCATTGACCAACTCCTGCCTCTGGTGATCTCACGCATCACAGAGACACGCCTACGCATCAGGAAGGGAAGCGCAGGGGTCAACTTCAAAGAGATCGCTCACTTCCTTAGGGATGTGGAAGCTGAGGTTGCAGCGGCTATTGCCTGCAAGGTGGTTTTTGATCAGGTGTTCTCTACTAAACGGAGCGCAAACCAATGCACAGCGGTCTGTGATGCCATCGGACAGGCCATAGAGAACAACTGCCTACTTGACCACTACGAAGCCGTCTGCCCAGGGCTTCTATACACACTAAAAAAGCGGTACTTCCACGCCAGCATGGGCACAACCCAGCGGGTAACGGTCATCAAAACAATGATGAACCGTATTGACTCGGTGGATCATTGGAAATGTTGGGGCAGGGAGGTACGGGTAAGGCTCGGCGGCTGGCTACTGGATTGCATCATCGAAGCCAGTGGATGGTTCATGACCGATCAACGGCAAGAAGGGAATAAGCGCCCTGTATATGTGATCCCTACTCCGTTGTTTATGGAGATCAAGGACGCAGTGATGGATCAAGCAGAACTGTTTGCACCCATTGCTTTGCCAATGCTGATCCCACCGAATGATTGGTCAAATGAACGACCTGGAGGGTACATCCTGAATGAGTGCATGAAGGGTTATCCACTGGTTCGGCGCGGTAACCCCGTGTGTATACAGGGAGAGACTCCACTGAAATTCCTAAACCACATCCAACAGACAGGTTTCTGTCTTTCGGAGTTCATCGTTGACGTTGCAGAAACGTTGATGGAGAAAGGGATCTCGGTCGGAAAGTTTATCCCTGTATGTGAGATCCCGCTACCTGTAAAGCCTCCTGACATTGCTGACAACAAAGAAGCAAGAAAGGATTACAACCGAAGGTCAGCGGAGGTCTACAACCAGAATGCACAAGCATTCAGAAAGTCATGCCGAACACGCATGACGATGAACGCAGTCCAGAAATTTAAAGGTAGAACCTTTTATCATGGATGGAGTCTGGATTACAGAGGTAGAGCGTATCCAATAGCTTCAGTACTCACACCTCAGTCAGATGATTTTGGCAAAAGCTTACTTAAGTTTGCTGAACCAGCACTGATGACAGAGAGGGCAAAGTACTGGCAAAAGTTCAATGTTGCCACAACATATGGTCTCGACAAAAGCACCATGCAGGAGAGGCAGGATTGGGCTGAAGCTAATACTGAACTCATTACCAAAGTGGCAACCGAACCACTGAGACACTTACATGAATGGGAAGCAGCTTCTGAACCTTGGCAGTTCTTAAGTAGTTGTGAGGAGATGTATCACTGTGTCATCAAAGGTGACAGAAAATACACTTCAAGCATGGTGGCAACAGATGCTACATGCAGTGGGCTTCAAATACTGGCAGGAATGTCAGGTGATAAATCTACTGCAGAACTATGTAATGTTATTCCTAGTGATAAACCACAAGATGCTTACAAAGTTGTAGCGGAAGCTGCAAAACCTAACTGCCCTGAATCTATCCAACCATACATGGATAGAAAGGTAGTAAAAAAGGTAGTCATGACTTTGCCGTACAACTCACGTCCCTATTCAAATAGAAGCTATATAAGAGATGCACTTAAGGAAGTTGATGTAAGTATAGGCCAGGATACTCTAACAGCAACTGTTAAAGCAGTAAGAAAAGCTATGTCAGAGATTGTCCCTGGCCCCATGAAAGTAATGAAGTGGATAGAAGAAGAAGTAGTTAATGCACTTAAACGTGGTGCTACAGAACTCAAGTGGGTGACACCATCAGGTTTCGTAGTGAACCAACGTTTAAACAAATTAAAAACAAAAACTATTGAACTTCAATTAATGGGTAGATGTGAATTAAGAGTAGCTACAACTGACGAAGGGGAAGTAGATAAGAACCACCATAAAAATGCAACTAGTCCCAATCTTATTCATTCCGCTGATGCCTCATTACTCCACTTATCTGCAATCCGCTTCAACAATCCGCTGGCCCTCATACACGACTCGGTTTTATGTCGTGCTACTGACGTCGATTCTATTTCAGCCCTTGTTCGTGAAACATACATGCACTTATTTGCAGAACAAGATTACTTAACGGACTGGGCAAAACAAATCGGTGCCGAAACCGAACCACCAATTATTGGCACACTAAATGCTGCGTCAGTAATCAATTCAACTTATTTTTTCTGTTAATGTCCCGTAACACATTCGTAACCGAACAGCCTGTAACCCTTGATGGATACCAGGCAGTACTAAAACCTGGCAAATATGGTTATCAACTAATGACAGTTGTTGACCAAGAGATGGTTGACCAACTTGAAGATGATCGAGTTAATGGTATCAACTGGTGTTTGTCGAAACTAAAAAATCCTAAGCGTGGAGTTTGTAAGCCAGAACCTTGGGTAGAACAAGAAGAAGCACCAGGAATCTACAAAGTTAAATTCAGTTGGAATGATGAAACTAAACCACTAGTAGTTGATTCAGAAAACACTCCTGTTACTGACACAAATGTCCCGATCTTCAACGGCAGCAAAGTCAAGCTAGCTTTTTTCCAAAAGCCTTACATCCTAGCTGACAAAGTTACCTACGGAACAACACTTAAACTGAAAGCAATTCAAATTATTGCACTGGAATCCAAAGCAGGTGTTGATGCAGGAGATTTGACACCTGAAGATGTAGTGGATATGTTCGGTAAAACAAAAGGCTATAAAGCTGACGAACCGAATGTAGTTCCAGCCGTTGCACCAGTAGAAGATGAAGATGACTTCTAATGGCATTTAGATCAGGACTTGAAGAACGAGTTGCTGATCTTATGTGTGAGCTAGGTGTCAAGTATGAGTATGAACCTACAAAGATTCCTTACATCATCCAACATAAATACACACCAGACTTCTTACTTCCCAATGGCATCTATTTAGAATGTAAAGGCTACTGGGACAGTGAAGATCGCCGTAAGATTCGTAACGTAAAAGAACAACATCCAGAATTAGATTTACGCATGGTGTTTCAGTCACCATATAACAAGATCACCAAGAGATCTAAAACAACCTACGCAAAATACTGTGAACGGTTAGGGATTCCTTGGACATCATTCACCAACATACCAATGGAATGGTTTCTTTAGAAAGTGAGTTTGTAAAACATATTCCTTGTAATCAATGTGGTTCATCCGATGCCAACAGTCTGTATTCAGATGGCCACACATTCTGTTTTAGATGCCATACCCGAACACATGGCGACCATCAAACTATTCACCCAAATCAAGTGAGCAATGTACAACTACAAGGATCAGCCAGACGGCTACAATCGCGTGGAATCACAGAGCAAACGTCAGAACTCTACAAAACCTACAGAGACGGAGATCTACTACGCCACTATTATTTCGATGGCAATGGACTACTTGTTGGGGCCAAGGTAAGAACAAAAGATAAACAGTTCCGATGTGAAGGAGAGGTAAAAACCCTCTTTGGAATGCAGAACTTCAGACATAAAACAACCAAAAGATCTAAGAAGTTAGTTGTTGTCGAGGGCGAAATGGATGCCATGAGCGTCTGGGAGGCACAACCGAATTGGGACTGTGTCTCTATTCCAAATGGAGCAGCTGCAGCTAAGAAAGCTTTTCAAAATAACTACGAATGGATCAACCATTACGACAAAGTAGTTATCTTTTTTGATGCAGATGAGGCAGGCCAGAAGGCTGCTGAAGAGGCAGCAGCTGTGCTTCCACCAGGCAAAGCATTCACAGGCTTTCTAGAGTCATATAAGGATGCCTCAGAAGCATTACAGGCAGGAGATGAAGAGGCAATACGAGCTGTATGTAATTACGACCATAAGCAATACCAACCTGACGGCATTGTTGATGCCAAAACTCTTTTAGAGCTAGTAACTACACCTTCACCCCCATCAGATCATGACTACCCCTTTGAAGGCCTCAACAAACTATTACACGGGATCAGGTATGGAGAGCTTGTCACGCTTACTGCAGGCTCTGGCGTGGGGAAAAGTTCCGTTCTCAGAGAAATATGTGCTGACCTTCTCGGCAAAGGAGTCCGGTGCGGTTATCTGGCGCTTGAAGAATCAAATAGACGAACTGCTCTCGGGCTCATGTCCGTCGCAAGTAGACGATCTCTACACCTCGGAGAGCAACAACGAGGCGAGCTAACAGAGATCTTTGACCAGACAATGGCTAACTGGAACCTTCATTTATTTGATGGCTTCGGCAGCTACGACCCAGACCATATCTACAACCGCATTGAATATATGGCGGCTGGTCTAGATACAAAGGTCATCTTCCTTGATCACCTATCCATTCTATTGAGTGGACTTGAAGGTGATGAACGTCGCATGATTGATACAACAATGACAAAACTAAGGTCATTAGTTGAACGCACTGGTATTGCTTTATTCCTTGTATGTCACACAACAACACCACCTAATGGACAATCACATGAAGAAGGCGGCAGGGTGCAACTCCGAAGCCTTCGAGGCAGTCGAAGCATCGGTCAGCTTAGCGATGCAGTTATTGCACTCGAACGAGATCAACAAAGTGGATCTGAACGAGATGCTACGACAGTGCGAGTCCTTAAAAATCGCTATTCAGGCGAGGTTGGTGAAGCATGCCAACTGAAGTACGACTTAGAAACTTGTAAGTTTAATGAAACAGCATCAACAGCAGACTTTAACG